GCTAGCAAGAAGGTCAAGGGTAGTGGTGCGTACACGGCTTTCTCCGGGATGGGTGAGTATAAGAACTCGCTCTTCTCTGACAGCTCTAATACCATCACTGCCATGAGCTCTGTGAACTCTGACATTGGTGCCACAGAAATAACGCGTGAGGAGTTCGTCATGAATGTATATTCACCAACGAACCCCGCCAATTTCAACAACATATCCTTCAACATCAATCCAGGCCTTACAGTATTCCCTTGGTTATCACAACTCGCCGGTAATTACAGACGCTATGAATTCAAGCAATTGATCTTCAAGTATGTGCCTGCAATATCGTCTGCTAGCACCTCCGGTGCTATGGGCACAATCATTATGGCTGCGGACTACAACTCCGGCAGCAACAAGTTTGAAAGTGCCCAGCAGATGCAGGAATATGCTGGTTCAATAGTCGCACCACCATACAAACAGATATTGTGTGGTATAGAGTGCGACCAGCGTCAGCTGTTGTCACAAGCCATTTTCGTCAGGTCCGGCGCTGTGCCGAATGGACAGGACATTAAGACTTACGATCTGTGTAAGTTCCAGGTTGCTACTGATGGTCTCCCCGCGGCTATCTTTCCAGCTGGCACATTGATGGGCAAATTGTACGTGTACTACACTGTACGCTTGCTCATCCCACAGTTCTACGATGGTCTTGGTTACTCCATCTACACTGACTCGTTCGCTGGCAGTACTGGCTGCACGGAGGTGTTACCTCTCGGCACTGCACCCATTAAGTCTTCTTTGAATTCTATTGGTGGTACTCTCTCAAAGGCCGGGACTAGCGTGTACACTTTCCCTGACAACTTCACCGGATATGTCGAGATCGTAATTGATTCAACCTCAACAGCCTCACTTGGTGCATTTACATTTACACTCACTGGTAACATCAACAATGTAGGCACTGCATTCCTTCCGCTGAACAACACGGCGGTGTCTGCAGCTACATCTACGACCTCTACCACGTCGATTTCTGTATTGTACTACAAGGTTTCACAGGCTGCTGTGGCAAATGGTAATACCCTTGCCTACTCGTATGGCAACCCAGGTGTTATTACATCTTCGGGCCTACGTATTACATTCATTAACTCACTGAACGGCCTACCGTACGGGGCAGGTTCTAACTGGGTTAGTGTCTAATCGGTGCTATTGGCGTACGCGCCCCACTTGCGTAATGTGGTGATTGGTTAAGTGACCTGGCCGCGGGAAACCGCATCTTCGACACAGG